ATGGCTACCGTTAATTTCTATCTTGACACAAGAAGGGCAAAGGCTAACAATAAATACCCTATTAAGTTACGTATCCAGCATGAAAGCAAATTATTGCTTTCTACGGGGTTTGATTCTGCCATTGAAGCATGGGATGGAAGTTGCTATAATAAGAAAGAACCAAATTATAAATATAAAAATGCAGCATTGCGCAATATCTTTGCCGCTGTAGAGAATGAACTTCTTGTCATGCATTCTATGGGAAAGCTTAAAGTGATAACCGATAAGATGCTGAAATCTCACTTGGAAGAAATTATTAGCGGCAGGAAAAAGAGTGAAAAGTCATTCATTGATTATTTGGATGAATTTGTTTCATTGAAGAATAATGCCGGCACAAAGATTGTTTATGAAACTACCCGAAACAAACTGCTGGCTTTTGACCCTAATTGTACATTCGATACTATGGACAGAAAATGGCTTGTGTCATTCGAGAATTGGATGAGTGGAAGCGGAATGAAGATAAATGCCTATGCTATTCATATTCGGAATATTCGTGCTGTTTTCAACTATGCCATTGATGAAGAGATAACCACATTATATCCATTTAGGAAATTCAAGATAAAGAAAGAAGAAACCCGAAAGCGTTCTCTCACCATCGAGCAGATTAGAGTACTGAAAGCCTATCCATGCGAGGAATTTGAGGAGAGATACAGGGACTTATTTATGCTGTCGTTTTATTTGATCGGCATAAATATAGGGGATATGCTTCTGCTGAAAGAGGAGAACATAGTCAACGGGCGGATTGAATATCATCGTCGAAAAACTGGAAAATTGTATTCAGTGAAGATAGAACCGGAAGCGCAGGGTATAATTGATCGATATAAGGGAAGGCAATATCTCTTGAATGTTTTGGACGAGTATTCTAATTACAAAGATTTTATCAGTCGGATAAACAAGGCACTGAAGAATATAGGGCCATTCGAGCGTAAAGGGCTGGGAGGAAAGAAGGTTCGCCAACCGTTATTTCCGGATCTGTCCACATATTGGGCCCGCCATTCATGGGCTACATTGGCTGCGGAACTTGATATACCTAAAGAAACTATATCTGCCGGTTTAGGACATGAGATTGGTTCTGATGTTACTAGTATCTATATCAAATTCGATCAGAAGAAGGTGGACGATGCCAATAGGAGAGTGATTGACTATGTGTTTGGAAAAGAAAAAGCCGGGAAATGATGCCCGGCTTATATTGTTGGTTTAGAACCGCCACTTATTTTGGTTATAGCGTCATGCTCTGTGTTTTTTCTTTGTTTCTCATCCTCGTCTTTGAGATACTTGTTCCTTATATCTTTGATGTCGTTTGTCATTCCCCATACTTTGAAGAAGAGAATAATTTGTAATACTCCGAATATTAGGAGTATGATGGTTAGAAAGTCAATCATAATCTTGTGTGTCTAATTTGTTATTTTAGCCATTTTGCAACTCCACCATGATGTGAGCATGTTCCTCTACGGCTTTTGCTAAAACTATATGTTCCATCTCTACATAAAGCTGTTGCTCCAGGAGGCGCGGAATTATAATAAGTTGGAGATTGTACTCGTTCTCCCTTTGAATTTGTATAATATTTAATAGATGTACTGTTATTGTATGTAGTAGTACATTCAATTTTTTCTTTTGAAAGGTATTTTGTCGAAACATATCCTATGTATCCATTATAGTTTACCGGAATCCATTTACATTCACAGTCTTCATCTATGGTAACTTGAGTGCCTTTAGGTATTTGAGTAATAATAGCAGAGGTTGTATTAGGAGCCTCTCTCAAATTTAGATTTGCCATAACATATCTTATAGTATCTTGCTGAATGGAAAGTTGAGCATTTAACAAGCAAGAAAATAAAAAAGAAAAAAATAGTATTATTCCTCTTTTCATAATTTCAAATATTTAGTTTGTTCTTTAATTCGTTGAAAGTATCTGGATTCTCAAAATCTCCCCAACAGTATTTCTTGTATCTGTCCCGGTCGAAGCTGTCTTTTTTCTCATAAACAATCAGGTAATCCTTATCACATAAAACAATCACAGAAGAATTAAGTAATCGGGCGTATGAGCGCGCTTGCAAATATGCTTCTTCTCTTTCCTTGTTATTCCTCATACACAGCTTGGCTTCAATCAACACTTTTGCCCTTTCCTCATTTGGTTTATTGCCATAATGTAACGCATAATCTGGGAATATCCTATGTCCTCTCCCTGCTTGGATTGGTAACTGCCGGATGAAGTCTTTGTTTTCATACCATCCCATAGAGTTAAGCAATGGTTCTAATAACTGTTGCTCTACGTCCCGTTCTATCTCTATACTTATATTTTGGGGTAGTGTAGGAGCATATAGCTTTGGTAAGGTATCTATATCAAATCCTTTTGCCTTTATCATTCGCAGAAGTTCGGAGTAATCCTCACTACTCATTGGCCATCCGTTTACTCCCTGGAACTTCTTTCTAATAAGAGGATGCTTTGAGAAGTATTCATCGGCTTGGAGTTCCTTCAATGTTATATGAGGTAGATTTATCTTATTTCCTATGTACGTATTGCTGTAATAGTGGAAGAATGGATCTATCACTCCATCTGTTTGAGCGATCCACAAACAAGTGATTGCGCTAACTGGTGATGTTTCATAGTGAACTAGAATATCGCCTTTTTGGGTTTCAGGATTGGCCTGCCAAAAAGTAAAATCTAAAGTAGATTCTATCGGGGCTGTTTTCCCACCAATGAACCATGCTTGTGCCGGTTGTGGAATATCTGTTTTTTCTTTTGAAATGAAATTGGGTGCATAGTCATATAAAAATGCGCATAACTCTGCTGGAGAGAGTTGGTTTTCAATTCTAAACCGATAAAACACCTCACACAATTCCCAATAATACATACATCTCGATTTATAATCAGATTTTTTAGGTATAAGAGGAAGTTCTATCTCGAATGTGTCTGTTATCTTATTTAAAACGAAAAAACGACTTCTGAAAAGGTTTGGGAAAAAGTATTCAGGGGCAAAGTAATATAACATGAATGACAACATATCATTAGCAGATAGCATTAATTGGTATTCGCCCTCATTGATTACTGCTACATGCTCTTCATCAAATATCCCTTTGGTCGTGAGTGTATAATAAAATTGCTTTGCAGATTCATGGTTTTCGGGCTTTTCTGCACTGTCGAAAGAGCAAGCCCAAAATAGGTCGCATGTTTCTACAAAATAGTCTTCTGAAAGAAAACGTGCTGAATTAGGATTGTATTTAGAAAACAGTTCGTATTCAGTCATCTTTTCATTGGCTTCCTCAAACTCCTTAATAGCTTTTTGTCCGTCAGAAGATTGCTTATATAGGTTCCATGTGTATTGATTGAATTTCATAGTATTGTTATTGTAACTACATTTGCGTTCTCGCTAATTTACCTACAACCTTGTATAAATGAATTACATCATTATCTATGTCAATTTCCATATCGGGATATTTTCTTTTCCCATCCGGATTAGCTATATTGTTGTAGGAAGACAATATTGTTTTTTTTCGCTCGTAGTCGATATGAATCATTTTAAGAAGTCTGTCTTCTTTTGTTATAATTACATACGGCTGTCCATTGTCTATGTTTCGTTTGTCTTTTATTTCACGGACAAAGATTGTATCTCCCGACATATACATATCGTACATAGAATCACCATATACGGTTATTCCATAGCATCCAGTAAATTCTGGTATATTCACATATCCAATAACCTTGTTTTCATTTCCGTCAAATCCAATTCCATGTCCTGCGCATACACGTATATCAAGTATTTTAATATCTTTATTCGTGGTTGGAGTTTCAGTGATTGACGAATTGGTATTAATTGTCATGTTGCCAATTCCAGTTATTAACCAATTTATATTAAGGTCAGGGCAAGCAGACGCTATCTTTTCTATTGAATCTGCATTAAAGCCCGTTTTTTTGGCAATAGCTCCACGAGATAAACCAGCTGATTCTTCAAAAGCGGTTTGTCCAATCCCTTTGATTTTTAAATATTCAACAAATCTTTCTTTTGTGCTCATCTTTTTTGGGTTTTACTGTTATCTTTCAGTATATTTGTGTCGGAATCAAGTTGCGGATGATTTCGACTAAATTGTTTAACTATTCCCATTAAGGGACTATATAGGCGACTTAACTTCAAACCGCAACTTTGGAGTTGGTCGCTTTACTTTTATAGTTATGGTAATAATCAATCCTTTTCTATTTGAATCAATGAGAATGCAAATAGAAGAGTCATCTCATATGCCAAACAAAACAATCTGTAAGGATCCATTTAAAGAATCAAACAGGCTTATTGATAATGCAAAAGAATCATACTTCAAGATCTTGAAGGAAGAGAAGCGCGCTATCAGAGAAAGTGCCAATCCTTCCGAGTTTAATCTTTAGTTTCCTTGTGAATGCATCGTCAAACAGTGTATATCCATATCGTGTTTTAAGTTCTTTCAACTGATTAATAACATAATCTATATCTTCCTTATCTTTAGTCTTTTCAGTGCTCTCAAGCATCATGTAAATAGATTGCCTTATATCTGCTATATTTTTTAATTTCATAGCCATGTGTAGCAGGCGTATCTCTATATACATCATATTTTTTGCTGTATGAATTACATGATGGTCACTTATGTCCTGTAATTTTTCTTCTATTTCATTTTTAAGGTCGTTTTTTAACCCAAAAATGTTATATCCAACCATTACGGCTAATGCTCCTACAACGAAAGAAAGAAAAGCAATCATAGAATCGAATAGAGTCCATGTTACAGGCTCGTATTTGCATAGCCATAGCAATATTGCAATGACACTTAATCCAAGTGCTATCCACGCTATCCAATTTCTATTTCTGTCTTCTTTCTTCATATTATAATAAGGTATAACCTGCTCTAATAGTTAAATAGTGTTGTTGTACTACTATTTTTCAGTAATAGATTCTTTTTACTGAAAAATAGCAGTATCTTTGCATTATCAAATTAAACTGATACAAAGAAACGAAGATTAATTCAGATTTCAAATAGTATAAACATATTAAAATACACGATTATGAGAACAAGAGAATTTTTACACGAAGTAATGAGCCTTGCTTGGCAGTTCGTTAAGCGTAATGGCTACACCATGAGCGAAGCAATGAAGGTCGCTTGGGCTAATTTGAAACTGAAAGGTGAGATGAAAAAGAAGATAGTGAAGTTCTACTTCAAAAAAGTGGATGGTTCCGTTCGTGAGGCATACGGTACACTAAATGAAAAGCTGATGCCTGCCATCACTGGTACTGACAACAGAAAAAAGAATGATACCGTCCAGACTTACTATGATACTGAACGCCAAGAATTCAGATGCTTCAAAAAAGCTAATCTGATGTCAATCGCATAAAAGATATGGATATGAATGCTTACACGATTAACCAGCAGTTGGATAGCCTTTATAAAGATTTAGAGGCAGCTCACAACAACGATGAAAGGACTGTTTGCCTGATGTTCAATGCTGATAGCAAAAAAGAAGTTATCCAGTTGATAACGGATGAGATAGACAGTTTGGAAGATGCCTTAAAAGGTTTTGAAACTTGTGAAGATGATGGCATGGATTACGATGCTCTATGCCGGGTACAAGGTATCAGCCGATACGCATAATACACGATTATGCAACGCACGACAGCCCTACGGACGGATTGAACGGCAACCGATAGCGAGAATCGGGTAGGGTACTATTGATTAGTTCTTTGAAATTCTGTAAAAGCAATTACGGTGTAATTCATAAGCCGTTTTTGCCAACCAAAGATAACGAACGCACATAAGCAAGTTGGGGCTTGTGAGCTGTGCAATGTTTAACAATTAATAGAAAACACCGCAAAGAATCGTCTTTGAGCAGTGAGCATACGGGTTAGGCGTCCGTACTGTTTTCGACAATATAGCCTGTACTGAACTGAAATAAGGTTCTGCTATTCGATTAGGGTACAGGTACTTATTTAAATTTATACGATTATGAAAACAATCCAATTCATTTTATCTATATTGGTTAGTATATGTGCTGCCGGTATGCTTTACGGGGCTATCACTACTTACAGTCCTATGAAAATATTCTCTATCACTATAATGAGTGTTATATGTGTAGGGTGTGTGTCGCTCATGAGAATAACTTATAGAGAACTTAAAACAGACCGCTAAAAGGTAGTCCTATAATCCGGCACAAGGCGCATGGGGATGAGTGCACAATCACCTTGTAAACCAGCTGGGCGGTAATTTATGAAGTAGCATTGTTGGAATGCGTGTAAGCGATTAATTGTTGGTATTAACTTATATTCTAATTTATATATTCATTTAGCTTACAAGAAGTAGGTTCGACTCCTACCTTTTTAACGACATTTTAAATTTATACGATTATGACAGTGGAAGAATTAAGAGGCATGACGCATGAAGATTTAGTAAGGCGTGTGCAGGAACTGGAAGAGGCTAACGAGAAATTAGCTGAAGAGAAAAATACATGGTATAAATCTTGGAGTGATTTGAACCGGAAGTTTGATCATTTCAAGAACGCGGTTAAAAGCATTGTTATGATAATAGATTAGATATTCGTGTTTTATATTGTGTTTGTACTGGGTGTGCCGTCCGTGAGGATAGTGCACCTTTTTTAATCGGATGGTTAGCTTATCGGTTAGAGCTTCGTGTTGCGCAAACAATTGGCACGATTGAGAGGGGTTCGATTCCCTTACCATCCACGAATCATTAATTAAATTTTACTTTTATGGCAAAAGAACTGAAAGAAAGAACAGAAATCAAGAAAAAGCTGAAAAAGAAGAATGACAGAATCAGCTTTGACTTTAGCGACAAGCTTGCCGGACAGCTTCGCAGGTGTACCGCTGATCTTAACAGGCTGGCAAGGATTGACCGGATAATAGACAAGGAGCAAACTTTGTATTCGGTGGACACTAACAGGGAAGCCGGATATATTGAGGTTATCCGCAATTATTAATCAGCTGACTTGCACGATTATGAAGAGAGTTTTTAATGAACTTACACCTGAATGCGAGATTACGGCACGAATGTATGCACAAGGGTATGAGAAGAAGGAAATAGCCGATTTGAAATGCAGGGCTGTGAGCACGATAAACAACCAGTTGCAGAAGGCTTTTGAGATTCTTCATGTAAGAAATGGAAGAGAACTGGCGACCATGCTATATGAGCGTCTGGCTGGCATGAAATTCACTATGGATTTCCCACCAATAGCCCGTTCTGTTATCGCCTGTTGTTTATTATGTGTGTTTTCAATTACGTTTTATCAGGATTTCCATTCGGATATGCGTAGGGCAAGACGGATTAGAGAAGAGAAAATAGAATTTCTGAAAGATATGATATGAAAAGAGGAAAGGTTGAATCCGTACAGAAACTTTGGCTTAATAAGGATGAAGCGATGGCTTATTTGGGGTGTAGCGTTGATTACCTTGATAAACTTAGGAATAACGCCCAGGTTTCATTTGCCAAAGATGGAAAAATGATTTGGTACAATTTGGAGTCGATCAACAGATTTTTGAATAGAATGAAAGTAATATAAACCCTTTAAATTTTACGATTATGAGTCTTATTAAAAAATCAAATGAATTAGTAATTCCTACCACTGTAAAGATGATGATTTACGGTCAGGCTGGTATGGGAAAATCAACAGTGGCATTGAGCGCACCGAAACCGTTATTATTGGATTTCGATAATGGCGTTAAGCGTATGAATATGGCGCATTTGGAAAACATAGATACTGTACAGGTCACTTCATGGAGTGATGTTCAACAGGTCTTGCAGGAGGATTTGTCTGCCTATCAGACAATCGTGGTAGATACCATTGGCAAGATGATGGATTTCATCATTACTTATAAATGTGGCAGCCGCCAACCGTCTATCAAGGATTGGAGCGGTATCAATGCGGAGTTTTCATGGATGACACGAACACTTTCAAGTCTGAATAAACATATCATTTTCGTTGCCCATCGCGACACACGGAAAGAAGGTGATGATACCGTGTTTATCCCTGCCTTGCGTGAAAAGTCCTACAACTCCATCGTTACTGAACTGGATTTGCTCGGTTATCTTGAAATGAAAAGCGAAAGAGGCGTCCAAAGACGTACTATTACTTTTGACCCAACTTCAAGAAATGACGGTAAGAATACTTGCAATCTTCCTTCAGTGATGGAAGTTCCTACCATCCTTGACAAGAATGGTAATCCAACCGCAAAGAACGACTTTATCACCGCCAAGATAATCAATTCGTATTTGGGTATGCTTGCTGCCAAGAAAGAGGCACAGGAAAAGTATGATAAAGTTATTGAAGAGATAAAAGAACAGATCGAACTTATTACGGATGCGGAATCTGCCAATAATTTTATCGCGCAAATAGATAACTTTGAGCACGTTGGTTCTTCAAAGCAAATGGCGGCAAAGTTGGTAGCTAACAAAGCGAAGTCTTTGAATCTGAAACTTAATTCAGAAAAAAAATATGAACCAGCAGCCTAAATATCGTATTTACGCAACGCTTCTTGATGCCTTTGGGGCATATCTGAATAGTGATGTGATTTGGGATAAGTACTGGGGGTGGTCAGAAAATCCACCCCATACTCCCGAAGAATTTCACGAACAACAGTTTCAAGAACTGATAGACCGGATTAACCGCAAGCCATTCGACAGCGAAGCGGCAGACAAGGGAACAGCCTTTAATGAGGTTATTGACTGTATGGTTGAAAATCGGAAATCCGAAACCGTGCAGGTTGAAAAGATATATAAGGTAATACGCGAAGGAGCTTGTGACGAAACAGGTAAACCTTTGTATTACGATGAGGTTCAGACCAACGAGGTTATAGGTTTGAAAGCTACCTATAATAATCGTGTTTTTACTTTCCCAATCTCACTTTGCCGAGAGTTTTCCGGTTACTTCAAAGGAGCATTAACCCAACAAAGAGTAGAAGCGATTCTTCCAACCGCATACGGCAATGTTTTGGTTTATGGTTTGATTGACGAACTGATGCCTACCAGTATTCACGACATCAAAACAACCGGTAGTTATACCGTGGGAAAGTTCAAAGATCACCACCAGCATTTAGTATATCGATACGCTTTAATGAAGAACGGTTCTGATGTACGGACATTTGAGTATAACATTGTGGAGTTCAACAAAGGCGGTTATGTGGTAGATACCTATACAGAAACATACGTTTTCAATCCTGAACGTGATATACCAATCCTCACTAACCATTGTGAGGAGTTTATCCGGTTCTTGGAAGAAAACAGAGAACTTATAACCGATAAAAAGATTTTTGGAGGAGAAAATTAATGGCAAACCAAATAACCGGACGGATAATCGAAATTGGACAAACCGTTCAAATACCATCCAAAAACGGTGGTTCCTCATTTACAAAACGGGAGTTTATTTTAGATGCTACTACTTACGACCCTTATACGGGAGAGCGTAGCGAGTATGAGAATGTTATTCCCTTAGAGTTTTCAGGCGATAAGTGTGCAGAACTTGACCGCTTTAATCAGGGTGATGTTGTTACTGTATCGTTTGTCTTACAAGGGCGTTCTTGGACGAATCAGGACGGAGAACTCAAACGTATGGCATCTATCCGGTGCTACAAAATAGATGCGCGTGGTGGTGTATCGCAATCCCAACAAACAACATCGGTACAACAGCCAGCGCCACAGTCGACCTATCAGCAACAGCCACAGAATTTCCCGCCTCCGGTTGATGTTAATGGCAATGTAAAGGACGATTTGCCTTTTTAGCGTATGTTGTTCGACTTGAAGAATGATATGGAAGAGATTTGGAAAACAGTAAAAGGGTATAATGGATATTATCAAGTTTCTAATACAGGTAAAGTTCGGAATCCTAATAAGGTGCTTACTCCAAATGTTGGAGTAAAGAACGGATATGTTTATGTTACTTTGAGAAAAGATAAAAGACTGTTACATCGAATTGTTGCAGAAACTTTTATCCCCAATCCATTTAATAAACCAGAGGTAGACCACATTAATGGAATTAGAACGGATAATAATGTTTGTAATTTAAGGTGGGTAACTCGCACGGAAAACAATAATAATCCTATTACTAAAAGCCGTTTTAGTAAATCTGCTAAAGGTAAAGTTATCAATGCAGAAACTAAAAAACGAATGTCAATGAGCCGAAAAGGGGAAAAACATCCAATGTATAATAAAAAGCATTCAAGTTTTTCTAAAAGAAAGATGTCTATAACTCATTCAATTCCAGTTGTGCAATTTGGATTACAAATGAATTATATAGCTGAATTTGAAAGTGCAAAAGTGGCTTCTCTTGAAACACAAGTTGCTGCATCAAGTATCAATGCTTGTACGCTCGGCAAAAGGAAAACGGCTGGTGGCTATATTTGGAAAAAGAAAAATGATATTTAATTTATCAAATCATTATGAAATACCCAAGTTCAAGGAGTATGTAAACAAGCTATTTAGTGAACGTGCGGTGGTGGAAGTGAAAAAGAAACTACCTAACCGCACGCTTGCCCAAAACAGCTACTTGCATCTTCTTTTAGGGTATTTCGGTGGTGAGTACGGTTGCAGTCTCGACGAAGCAAAAATTGACTTCTATAAGAGGACTTGCAACCGTGATTTGTTTGAACGTAAGATGGTCAACAAGAAAGGCAATGAAGTAACCTATTTGCGCAGTTCTGCCGAGCTGACAACAGGTGAAATGACTTTGAGTATTGACCGTTTCCGAAATTGGAGTGCCTCAGTGGCAGGTATCTATCTGCCGGCTGCAAATGAACATCAAATGCTGATATACGCCCAGCAGGAAATACAAAGAAATCAAGAATTTATTTAGTTATGATAGAAACAAGAAAAACAGAAAAACGGTACGTGACATCCGACCCAAAGAAGATGCTCAATATGTACCTTGCAAAGCGTGTTCTCAAAACATGGGAGGAATCTTTCATAGATGAAGATACCGGCGAAACGGTAAACATTGAACGTAATGAAGTCCTTTTTGATCGTGGTTCTCTGATAGACCAAGACCTATTGGCAAAAATTCGTTTCAGTATGGAAGCGGATGGCATCAAAGAAGTGGAAGTCAGTAGTCAGAAGCGTTTAGCTTTTGAGAACGAAAACAAGTTCTTATATCCCTATCTTGCACAGGCACAGATAGGTGACAAGAAGTACAAATTCCTGCTTTATGCTACCGGCCTGGAGAATGTCTGCCTTATTTTGAGAGACTACATTGAACTTAATTATCAATCGGGATTCACCTTAACGATGGCAAAGGAGTTTGATTCGTGCGTGATTCTTACTGATAATCTGAAAGAGCGTAAAGTCGATGATGCTTCGATTGCTTATCTTAAAAATGAAATCACAATGGCAGAGTACGTTGACAAGATGGACGATGAGACCGAGGATAGTGACGAAGAATCTAAACCGGATGAAAAGAAGTTCTATCAGATTGAAACGAAAATCACATTTGACGAAGAGCAACGTACTCAAACATTCGTAGTGAATACTTTTAATGTTGATAGGGCGATGATGCTTATTACCCACTACCTCAAAAATAAAGAGGAAGAATGTGAGAAGCAAGCCAAAGAAAAGGGACATGAGTTCAACAAAAGAGAAATCCATGCAGCCATTGAATCTGCCAAACCTATCCCGGTTGGGCGGTTTATTCCGAAAGAGTTTTCAATGGCTTATATGGAATAACTTTGTTAACCAGCCTGCTCGGTCTGTGAAGATATAGCTGGAAAACCCATAAAAATACAATCATGAATATAGTAAAAAGTAAAAGTTTTAAAAATGGTACAGTTTACTGCTTGCGGCTTGAAGATGGTATGCTGGTAGAAACAACTGATACCTTTCTTCCATATTACACAAAAGATGCGATAGGAAGAAAACAGAATTTCCTTGATAACAACAATCTCGGAAGTCGCGCTGAAAGATGGATGATTGGAGTTTCAACCATGAGCGGTTGTCCTGTACGTTGTAAGTTCTGTGCCACTGGTAATATGAAGAAATACCGCAATCTTACAGCAGATGAGATTGTAGAACAAGTATTGTTTGCTATAAGAAGCGCAGGTTACAACCCGAATGATTCCAAAGAATTTAAGATTAACTACACTCGTATGGGTGAGCCTTTCTTAAATATAGAAGCCGTAAAAAAAGCAATTGAACGTATTACGGAAATATTCCCAAATACTCACCATTACATTTCAACGATTGGCATTAAAGATAGCGACTTCTCTTTTGTGAAAGGCAATGTGACACTACAGATTAGCTTACACAGTTTTGACGAAGAAAAGAGAGGCTGGCTTATTCCTTATCCGAAGAAAATGTCTATTGATGAACTTGGGCAAATAAGAACAGAAAGTAATCTGAAAACAACTATCAACTTAACATTGGTGGATGAATCTGATTTTGATGCGGATAAGCTGGAGAAACATTTTGATAAGGAACACTTTTTTGTGAAGTTGTCTCCAATCAATACAAATAACATATCAGAGAAAAACAACCTTGGTAATGGAATTATCGAGGGAGTGAATTTAGTATAAACAATTTAATTTACAGAATCATGAAAGAGATTAAAAAACAACTTGAAAAGATGGGCTACGATTATGCAGTAGCCATTGCAACAAAGTCAGAAATTGAAAACGGTGCCGCTTGCGGTCAGCTTTCAATTATCGTTGAAGGCGAGACTGAAGAATAAGTAACAGTTAGGTGGTATGGCGGAATTGGTAGACGCTAAAGTTTAATATCTCATAGATAGGTTGTCGGTAACGGGGGGGGGGTAATATAAGCAGTAGCCCGATGTAAAAACATATAAAGGCAGGTATAGGTGGCGAGATTCCACTCATTGTAAAAACTAAAAAGCTCCTATCATGCAGGTTCAAGTCCTGTTACCACCACATAGGGATAAAATGGTCATAGGGTGCTAAGACTAAATGAATGGAACTTTCAAGTGTACATAGAAATGGAAATCATCAAGACCGTAGTTGTAAGTAACAGGTTGAGTAGTTTAAAGATCGTAGGATAACCAATCTACGGATGAAAGCGAGAAAGCAGACGATACTTGTGCGGGTTCGACTCCCGCTTATCCCTCATAAATGTGAGCCACACATAAATGGCAAGGGTTAGTGAATAATGGTTGTTTTGCCCCGGAGAATACGCTTCGGGGCTTTTAATTGGCTAAATTATGAAGACATACGCAGATACTTTTAAAGATAAAATAATAGGTCTGTCAGAAGAAGAATTGCAAAACCTAAGAGATTCTTCCTTTGATAAGATAGAGGCCTATAGAGAAAGGCTTGCTATAGTGAGCAACGATAAAAAAGTTCATGATTTAAACGTTTCTATTCGTCGGAAGGAGATAGAAATAAGAGAGATAAATAAATTGTTGAAACAATGCCATACTACATAAAACGAACAAAGGCTAAGAAAAAAGAAAAACCTCTGCCACTGTTTGATAAAGCGGGGGTAACAGTGAAAAAGAAGCCGGATTTGAAAGCTAAACTCGACAAGGAGTTTTCTCTTTTCATCCGGCTTCGTGATTGTATGCCAAACGGTTTCTTCCGATGTATTTCATGTGGACAGATAAAGCCGTTTACACAAGCGGACTGCGGGCACTATTTCAGCCGCACACACCTGGCGACACGTTTCGATGAAAATAACTGCCATGCTGAGTGCCGTCACTGCAACAGGTTCAAAGCCGACCATTTGGAAGGCTATCGGGTGAATCTAATTACTAAAATCGGTCAACAGAAGTTTGATTTGCTGAAAGTCAAAGTTGCCAGCACTTCCAAAATGACTGATTTTGAGTACGAACAGCTAATCAAGTATTACAAGGCCCTTAATAAGAAATTACGAAAGGAGAAAGGGTTATGAATGATTTGGAAGCAGGAACATTTGTTATGATGGTCAAGAATGATGATGGTTCATTCTCTCCGGTTGGATTAAGTAAGGAACAGGCTTATATAATCCGGATATTTCTTTCCAAACTTAGTGAGGATTTCCCTTTTATCATTAAATCAGAAGATAGATATGTACAAACTACGTGATTACCAACAGAAAGCCTCTGATGCTGCCGTTTCTTTCTTCAATAACAAGGCGAAGAAAACAAATGCCATTATGGTGTTACCTACGGGCAGCGGAAAGTCGCTTATCATAGCAGATATAGCCGCAAGGCTTGACGGTCATACCTTGGTGTTCCAGCCCTCGAAGGAAATACTCGAACAGAATTTCAAGAAACTCTGTTCATACGGTATTCTTGATTGCAGTATCTATTCATCATCCTTTAACTCAAAGGAGATAAGCCGGATAACATTTGCCACCATCGGCAGTGTGAAGAATCATCCCGAACTGTTTACCCACTTCAAGAACATCATTGTGGATGAATGTCATCTTGTAAACCCCAAAGAGGGAATGTACAAGGATTTTTTTGATGCAGTGAAGTGTAAGGTTCTTGGGCTGACAGCAACGCCATACCGTTTAAGCTCCAGTCGTGATTTCGGCTCCATGCTGAAATTTATCACTCGGACAAAACCTCATGTCTTTTCAGAGGTCATTTATCATGTACAGGTATCAACCCTATTAGATATGGGCTACTTGGCGAAGTTGGATTACTATTCAATGAATCCTTCAGGGTGGAATGAACTTAACTTGAAAGTAAATACTACTGGTGCCGACTATACGGATAGGTCAGTTCAAAAAGAATATGAACGGATAGACTTCTACGGTTATCTCGTTCATATCGTCCAAAGGCTGATGAATCCCAAAGCCGGAGGAAAACGGAAGGGTATTTTGGTCTTTACCCGTTTTTTGAAAGAAGCGGAACGGTTAACGATGTCAATACCCGGTTGCGCTATCGTTTCAGGTGATACTCCTAAGAAAGAACGTGAACATATTCTTGAGGCGTTCAAAGCTGGTGAAATTCCAGTAGTAGCTAATGTGGGTGTACTTACGACTGGCTTTGACTATCCGGAACTTGATACGGTCGTTATGGCACGTCCTACAATGTCACTTGCCATGTGGTATCAGATAGTCGGTCGTGCCATCCGCCCGCATCCTTCTAAAGAATGTGGATGGATTGTGGATTTATGCGGTAACATCAAACGTTTCGGAGAGGTGTCGGATTTACGATTGTTTGATAGCGGTAATGGTAAGTGGGCTGTATTTTCTAACGGAAGGCAATTAACTAACGTGAGATTCTAAGACTATGGACGAAGGATTTTTGAGGCTAAGCCGCAGGTTTTTCTCGAATGAAATGTGGAATGAAGCCCGTACTTTTAGCAGTTGCGAAGCGTGGTTAGACTTAATTCAGTCTGCACGATTTGAGGCAACGCCCCGAAAGGAGAGTATCGGAGGTCGAGAAATCTCTTATTCAAGAGGTCAATATCCTGCATCCATAAGATTTCTGTCACAGCGTTGGAAATGGTCTGAAAAGAAGGTGCGTTCCTTTCTTGTGCATCTTAGAAAGAAAGGTATGATAACTGTTGAGTGCAATCAAGGAATGAACCTTATAACCTTATGTAAATATGAAGAATATAATCCAATGGGCACAACCAAGGGCACAAGTAAGGACACAGGTATTGAAAAGGAAATCAATGAATTAAGACACGAATGGGCACAACTAAGGGCACAACTTGGGGCACAGCCCATGAACAGCAATCTACCGCAATCCGAACTTTTACAAAAATCAGGGCACACAGAGGGCACAAATACAAAGAAAGAAGAAAGAGAGTATATAGATATATCTCTACATCAAAAGAAAGAAAATACTCCTGACGGAGTATCAAAGAAAGCCAAGCTTTCTTCGCCCTCCCCCTCTGAAAAGATTGATTACAGCGGATTGATGGAATACTATAATACCACATTCAAAGACAGACTCCAGCAGATAAGATCAATGACTGATGTGAGAAAAAAGGCTGTAAAAGCCCGGATAGCCCAATATGGGAAAGAGTCAGTGAGGAGTGTTTTCAATCTCATTCTTCAATCCCCGTTCTTACTTGGAGCTAATGACCGCAATTGGAAATGCGACTTTGATTGGATTTTCAAACAAGCAAACTTTACTAAAATATTGGAAGGAAACTATAATGGGACAAGACTTAGTAAAAATCAACAGGATAGCGAGCAGCGAAAACGTGATTCAGTTCTTGCAGTCGCTACAACCGTTAGAGAAGCTGCCGCAAAAAAGAGAAAGGAACTTGAAGCAGAGGGCGTTATTGAATAAATATCCCGATCCTGCACAATTCATTCTTGATTACAACCCTGATTTGCAGTTCAAACTTGTCAGATGTAATGCAACCCATTCAGAACTGGCGTTGAATGACAGCATTCCGAGTTTAGGGCTATTGTCTTCTACTTATGGGGATGAAACACCGATAGAATGGCTAAAGATACAATTTGGCTCATTGAATGACTTTGCAGAAGTTTCAACCAAGATAGCGAAAGAGCAACTTTCTGAACTATCGGAGATATTCCTTTCGGAGTATTATTATATAAATGCCGCTGAAATCTGTTTTTTCATAGCACGGTTTAAGTCAGGGAAGTATGGGCGGTTCTACGGTTCAATAGATCCATTGAAAATAACAAGTGCGATGCTGGACTACGTTTCTGAACGTCGGAAAGATATTGAACGGAAAGAGCGTGAACGATACAGAAACCAACGTGAAAAAGAGATAGAGGAGCGTGGAGATAACAGAATCTCTTATGCTGAGTACATTGAAATCAAGCACCGTGCTGATGCAGGAGATGAGGAAGCTAGAAAAATGCTGATATCACCATGAGAATAACCGTTTACTGGGTAACAAGAAATCCGGATGTTATCGTAAGAATCCGGAAAAAGTTCAATATCCCAAGTTATACTTCCGTGAACTACGAAACAGAATGTGAAATCAAGAATGAAGACTTTCCACTGTTAGAAGAAACAGAACGAAGGGGATTCATTCGAATTAGAAATAAGAATACACGATTATGCAAGGAACAGACAAACTGAATACGATAACCAACATCGTATTTGTCCTCACGGACGTTTTAGAAACCAACCTTCTAGAAATGCAGCAGCAATACAAGAAGGAAGGCTTTGAATTGCGGCACGATTCAAAAAGAAACTTCAACACAGCCATAGCCGCGATAAAGAGATTGAAAAGTGATGTGAATCATTGCAGCGAATCCACTCAGGAAAACTTCGGCAATGATTCTGACATGGTGAACGCCATGTTGCTCACACTGATTGACAGATGCGGTGATGATGACAACCTCGCTTATAAGATGTACGAATACATTAAATCTTTCCCGTCCAAACTGAATCTGGACTTGGATTTGGATAATGCGTTCAGCCACCTGTTTAAAAAGGAGAAGTTATGAAATCGCAGAAAAATATCTTAAAATCCATTGAAGGTCTGTCCGATATAGAACTATTTGTTATTGATCTCTTTTGTGGCGCCGGTGGCTTATCCGAAGGTGTGGAAGAAGCACGATTGGATGGAAATAGATGTGGAAAGGTTGTTTGCTGTGTGAACCATGACAAGAATGCCATCCTTTCACATGATGCCAATATCCCTGATGCACTTCACTTTATTGAGGATATCCGTACACTGGAACTTTCCCCGATAAGCACTATTGTAGAACGTATCCGCCAGCTATACCCTGATGCCATGATAATGCTTCATGCCTCTTTGGAGTGTACTAACTTCTCGAAAGCCAAAGGCGGTCAGCCGAGAGATGCCGACAGCCGAACGTTGGCAGAACATCTCTTCCGTTATATTGATGTTATAGACCCTGACTACATTCAGATTGAAAATGTAGAAGAGTTTATGTCATGGGGAGATATGGATGAGAATGGGAAACCTATCAGCATGGACAAAGGCCGGCTTTATCAAAAGTGGGTGCGCAATGTCAAGAAGTACGGTTACAACTTTGAGCACCGCATCTTAAATGCTGCCGACTTCGGTGCCTACACCACAAGAAAACGCTTCTTCGGCATCTTTGCTAAAAAGAACTTGCCGATAGTATTCCCAGAACCGACCCACTGTAAAGGTGGTAGGCAAGATATGTTCTCGCGGCTGGAGAAGTGGAAGCCGGTAAAAGATGTGCTTGATTTCTCTGATGAAGGAACTACCATCTTCAGGGAAAAGCCTCTTGCAGAGAAAACGCTTGAACGTATCTATGCCGGACTTATCAAGTTTGTAGCCGGAGGAAAGGATGCCTTCCTCGTAAAGTATAATTCTATGAGCCGTACAGGGAAATATAACGCTCCTGGGATTGACGAACCATGTCCGGTGGTAGCCACGCAAGGCAGACTTGGAGTAGCGCAAGTTTGTTTCCTCTCTAAGCAGTTTAGCGGACACCCCGACAGCAAGAACGTATCAGTGGAAGAACCGGCTGGAGCAATCACTTGTAAAGACCACCACGTTTTTGTATCGGCTTACTATGGGAACGGGCATAATCATTCGGTGGAACTTCCAGCTCCAACGGTCACAACGAAGGACAGGATGGCTTTAATTGAAAGCCGATTTATGTGTTCTTATAACTTTAAGGATACAGGAAAGGATATTAATCAGCCTTGTCCTACACTTCTGACTAAAGACAGACTTTCCCTTGTATCTCCATTTTTTATGAATCAATATTCTGGAGGTGGTCAGGTGTCTGATATAAACTCGCCATGCCCCGCTGTTACCACAACACCGAAACAAAACTTGGTAACATGCCAGCCGTGGATAATGAATACTGCATTCTCAAATGTAGGTAGCAGTATAGAGGAACCCTCCCAGACCATTACCGCAAACAGGAAATGGCACTATCTGATGAATCCACAGTTCAACAGTGCTGGCGGCTCTGTTGATAGCCCCTGCTTCACATTAATAGCCCGCATGGATAAGATGCCGCCCTATCTGGTAGCAACAGAAAGCGGTCAGGTAGCGATTGAAATCTACGACAATGATAGTCCTATGACCGTGAAGATAAAGGAGTTCATGGCACTGTATGGCATAGTGGATATTAAAATGCGGATGCTTCGCATTCCGGAACTCAAAAAGATTATGGGATTCCCTGAAGATTATGTTTTAATAGGCACACAAGCTGACCAAAAGAAATTTATCGGGAATGCGGTGGAGGTTACACAAGCGAGAAAAAATACTGAAGCACTTTGCAAAGTATTGAGAAAGTTGAGATTGAAGAAATCAAAAGAAATAGCTTAATGGAAAATGGAAAACTTATATTAGATGCCTGTTGCGGCAGTAGGATGTTTTGGTTTGACAAACATAATCCTCTTGCCTTATTCGTTGATAAGAGATCGGAAATAGTAACTGCCAAGGACAGAGATAAAATCAGAACTATAGAAGTAAAACCTGATATAATAGCCGATTTTACCAACTTGCCGTTTGAGGATAGCTCTTTCTACATGGTCGTGTTTGACCCGCCACATTTGAAAACACTTGGCAAAACATCATGGATGGCAAAGAAATATGGTAGGCTTCCGGATAATTGGCAAGAAATGATAAAAAGCGGTTTTGATGAATGTATGCGCGTCTTGAAGCCTTACGGCACTCTTGTATTCAAATGGAATGAGAGTGAGATAAAAGCTGCGGAAGTTTTGTCTGTTATCCCGTTCAAACCTCTTTTCGGACATACTACCGGAAGACAGAGTAAGACAATATGGATGTGCTTTATGAAACTGCCAATTAACTAATAACGCAGAAAGAAATGAATAAGAAAGTAATTCCAAGATACTATAAATGCTCTCTTGATGGTAAACATTGGTGGAGAACTTATGCGGCATCTGCTGGACAAGCAAAGCAAGCCTATATACGTATGTTGGATGGTTGTGCAGATGATTGCTATTTATCTATCTTGTGCCGTGTTGATAGCCCAAAAACGACACAGGCGTTTAAGGATAATGCTAAGTACAGAAATATCCCTTTTGCTTATGTAGGGATGAATGTTAAAATACGTGGTGATAAGGGGATAATAGTTGGTCATAACAGTAGTGCTAATCTTGATATATATTTCTTGGAGGGTGATAATAAAGGGAAAAAGCTGAATTGTCATCCAAATTGGAAGATACAATACTTCAGTAAGAAATGGAAATTAATCAAAGAGTTTAATTAATAACGAGATAGAAATGAACAAGAAAGAGCAGCAAGCAATAGACTTCCTTCGCAGTATGGAACGTGACGATCTGCTATCACTCGGATTCTCAGGAGGTAAGGATAGTGTAGTTATACTTGACCTAGCTGAACGTGCAGGCATTAAGTATAATGCGATCTACGCTAACACCACAGTAGATCCACCGGGCACGATTAGCTTTATAAAGAGACACTATCCGCAAGTGAGGATAATACACCCTGAAAAGTCATTCTTTCAGTTAGTTGAAGAAAAAGGACTTCCTTCACGGCTCCGACGATTCTGTTGTGAAAGACTGAAAGAAAGATATGGTATCGGCAAACGTAGTATTGAAGGAATGAGAGCTGCCGAAAGTAGAAATCGAAAAGATTATGAGCCGGAGCAGTGTGATACAAGAAAATGGATGAAAGGCGCAAAGCATATTCTTCCTATCCTCACATGGACAGAAGAAGATGTTTGGAGCTATATTCGAAAATACGGATTACCATATTCAAAGTATTATGACGCTCCATATAATTTGAGCCGTCACGGTTGTGTCGGCTGTCCTCTCTGCAATTACAAGCAGATGCAATTAGAGTTTAAGATGTTTCCCGGTTATGCTCAAAGAATGATAATAGCCGTTGAAAGATATATGAACACTCACCCTAATGGGTTTCTTGCTCGCAACTTTGCAGACGGTTACGAAGCTTTCTATTACTATATAAACGAAATACCTATTGCGGATTTTCATGAGCAAAAGAAAGGGTTATTCAGATTTAGCGCAAGGGAAATTATTCGAAGAGAAATTTTAAATCAATTAACGTAATACGGAACAGAAATGAACGATGCACCAGTGTGAATATTGTTGTTGGTATAATGGTAGATGTGGGAATTGTGATTGTCCTACAGCTATGAAAAGACAAGCGTGTGAAAAAGCTAAAAACGCCAAAGAATACAATGAAAAACCTAAAATAAAATAGTTATGACCGAAGAACTTGTAACATTAGAAACTGCTAAACTGCTGAAAGAGAAAGGGTTTAATGAACCATGTATGATTGCTATGAATATTGAAGATGGTAGACAATATGGTACTAATAGAACAAATAGCGAGTTACCAATAAAAGTATGTTCCCATCCTACTCAATCCGTTGCACAAAAGTGGCTACGTGAAACCAAGAACCTGCATATCGAAATATCCTATATGTATGAAAACTATTGGACGTATGATATACTGACAATTCCGAGACATGACTTGATAGGATTGTCTGACAGGCCTATTATCCGTTATAATACCTACGAGGAAGCACTTGAAGCAGGTTTACAGGAAGCATTAAAACTTATATGATTATGGAAAATATTAATTTGAACGAACTACGGAATATAGCTTATAAGACAGCTTGTGAGCATGGTTTCCACGATAAAAGACTTAGTGAAGAACACTGCCTTTGTCTTGTCATTTCCGAGCTTATGGAAGCTGTGGAAGCGGAAAGAAAGGGAAGATTAGGAAAGAAATGTAAATCACGTTTTGAAATGGACTATAATCGCTATCCTGCATTAGTGGAAGAAGAAAAGCGATTTAAGTGTTCCTTTGAAAAAAATGTAAAAGACACACTTCCAGACGAACTAAGTGATGCGGTTATACGCCTGCTTGACCTTGCAGGATTTCGAGGAATAAGCCTTGAATCTGCTAGTAATGATATTAACTCCGAATATATGGATGATATTGCCTGTATGTACAGCAAATTGAGTTTCACGGAAGCGATATATTCCATATTTACCAAACCAATTGTAGATTACCAGTATCTTTCTACGATTGTAAATGAGATGATATTTTCAATCTTTGCACTAGCCAAACATCTTGGCATAGATTTGCTATGGCATATTGAGCAGAAACAAAGATATAACGAATTAAGACCTAAGTTGAACGGAAAAAGATATTGATTATGAAAACAATTATATTTACAATCATATGTATTATCGCCCTATTATGGGTTGGAGATCTCACAATTACATTTAAGCCGTTTTCCATCTCGTTGCCCGGTTGGTATAAGCCTGTAGGTATCCTTCTATTTTTTCTGTCAATGGCGGTATATACTATAGGGGAATATACTAAAGGCTATAAACAGGGTTTCGATGATGGGATAAAGGAATGTGTTGAAATACTTAAAAAGAAAAATCCATGAGCAAACTATACAAAGTAACCATTTTCGGGGAATCATTCTTAATCGGGTGGTTCCCTTTTTCTTCACGCTGGTATAACAAGCTAAAGATAATCAAATGATAGTACGTCATTTTATAAGAGTTCCGGTTGGAAGTACTGTCTATTGCGACAATCAGCCGGTTAAAATACTAGAGAAAGGATATGCCCTTGCTCTATGTGATGTTAATGGGAAACGGGTATATATCACTTGCTATGATTTGGAAAAGAAACCATTCGTCAGCACGAATGGGGAAAAATGAAAAAGAGCCAACCCACGCACGACCATGAATCAGCTCTTCCTTACACGATTATGATGCAAATATACTATTTACCTTTAAAATAATCGTGTTATGGAACTGGATTTTAACAAAATAATTCGCCTTAAAAAGATTAGAATTGAGAAATCAGAACTTTCAGAGGAAGAAAATACCTTAGCTTCACCGATTTTGAGAGATAAAAGCCTTATTAGGGATATCTATAAAATCTTCGTTGAGCTATTGAATAGCAGAAGTCTTCCCCCTTGTATTGATAGTGTTACCCAGCGGAAGAAGTTCATCTTCATTATCCTGTACCTGTTTTCTCCAAGTTCGCTTGCCGGTGGGAAAATGACAGCTGGGTTACGCGAAGAGATGTCAAGGGTACTTGGGGTTCAGTCCAAGAGTACAATTTCCGACAACTGCGCTGATGTCGTGTTTCTCTATCAGAACTATGGGGATTTCAGCGGGGATATAGAGTATCTTTACACCGAAATCGTAAATCGGTTAAGAATCAAAGGGCTAATCAATCAGTAAGCCGGAGTTTAGTGCTCCGGCTTGTCTGTTTGGTTTACAAAATCAAATTTCAAATAAAACTCTTGTCTGAACAATCTTTTTAAGGCTGCTAAATATTTAACCATATCATCATATAGTTTTTCTTCTTTTTCTTTTATGTCGTTTTCAAATTCATTTCTTGTTCCTTGTAGTTGTTCCATACTATCTATTGCCATTTTTGATAATGCGGAATTGTTTTGGTTTTGATTGGCCAAATCAAAAAATGTTTTCCAATCAGAAAGATGACTTATAGCGTTGCTTGCAATATAGCATATAAATGCAACATACTGCTGTGAACTATTTACAAGGTTATTAATGCGTTTTATCGTATATTCATCATCAATAGAAACCATTAACAAACGATTTTCATGATTTAATTTCAGTAATGTTTTATTGGCATCATTTATTAATATTGACAACTTTTCTACTGAATACTTATCATATAAATAATATAAAAGTTGATTTTTGTATAATTGTAGTTCTTCTGCTAAATGTAAGATTTCTATAAAACGGTTAGTTCTCTGCTCAATATAGGAATGTTTTCTTTGATTTTCAAAAGATATTTCATTCTTTATGATTTCCATTCCTTTTGTTATTTCTTCAATATCTTCTTTGGTTGCAAGATTTTTGCCTTTTTCAGTTTCATAAGATATTCTCTGTGCGGATTCTCTAGTTGCTTCATTTTTTGTTCTTTCAGCTATTAATGTTATTTCGCGTATATCGGATTTAGTAGCCATGTTTTTCCCTAACTCTGTAAGCATTGCGATTTCTTTTGAATCTTCTTTAAGAGCTATATTTTCACCTTTCTTCTTTGCGTAAGATTGATAAAATAAAAAGGCAATACTCCAAATGGCATTTCCTACAAAGAATAGTATTCCAATTATTAAATAGTCCATATTATTCTCCTTTCTCTAATTTAATTTTCTTCCCACAATGAGGGCAAGTGATAGCATTTTCATCCTCTCCTTTCACTTCTTCCGGTGACGCAAAGAGCTGCCACATGGGTACATCTAAGGCAGTGGAAATTTTTTCAAGTGTTGGGTACGATGGTGACACTATCATACGTGAAAGACTCTCACGTGCGATACCTAATTTGTCAGCAAGGCTTGTTATGGTTAAGCCTTTCTCTTTTATTACTTCTTTGATTCTATTCATGGTTATATGATTTGTTTTTACAAAGATACGCTTATTATATGAGTGTGATATATATCTATCACTAAATAGTGTTAAATGTGATATTAAATATCACTCTTTGTTTTGATATGTGATATATATACCTTACATTTGTATCATCAAACAAGAAGTAATAACAATTAAAACATAGAAGATATGAAGACAACAGAATTTAAGAAAGGTCAGTCAGTGGTCGTAACTACTAAAAAGGGCAAAGTAGAGGGCACTATATCATGCGTTGATATGAATGTTTGCACTTTTGAAGTTGAATACTCTGTGGATTACCTAAAAGAGGGCAAAACATGGACTATGATTTGTGTGCCTGCAAGAGCGATAGAATTAGCATAAGTTTAATCAGCAGGGCGAAAGCCCTGCGCAATATAGAAGAATATGAAACGGTATTATTTAGAGCTTAACGGTGTATTTGTGAAAGATTCTAATTCTCTTAAAATCATAACAAGACATTATGAAAATTACCGTAAAAAGTATAAAGACGGTTTAATAGGTGTCTATGACAAACAAACAGGTGAATATATATTTTGATTATTTTAAGTCCTAATCCGGTAGCTTTCGGGCTACCACAATATACACGATTATGAAAGCGGATTTAGTTTTAGTTATCAGCCCTGAAGCCCCACTGATGAAGCAATTGGGCAAAGTATTGGGTAAGTTATGTAGTATGTGCGATTTTACCACCATAGAGAGGGGTGAAAAGTACATCACCATACAGCATGATGAAACTGGGCTTGTAGTGGCTTATACGAGTGAAGAAAGATTGAATGTGAAAAATTGAATGCGAAACATTAAATATAGATTATAAATGAAAGGTAATTGTACGTTAGAACTTGATGTAGACAGTGTGGCATTGAATAATGCAATGTCTAAAGCTGTCAGTGATGCTGTAAAAAGCCTCAATATTGAGCAGATAGTAAATGCAGAAGTAACAAGAAGAATAGGCAAAAGCGTAAGCAAATCAATACAAGACGGCACATTTGTTAGAGCAGTTGCAAAGAATGTAGCCAAAGAATTTGATGCAAATATCATTGTGTCCCTTCTTGATATTGAAGAGCTGAAAACTATGGTTGCAGAAAAAATCAGTCAGAAAATAATTAGTAAAATGGGGATTTAATTATGAACTCAATTAACGACGAAAGAGGTTGCAGCGTATGCCAGCCCGGTAAAGAGAATTACACCACCTACAACACCAGGTTGAGAGGTAAGAGAGTGAGAATGTACCAGTACGATTACCGTACTGAAAGTGGTGAACTCTTTGCTTGTTGTGCGCCTACCTTAGAGGCGTGTAGAGAAAGACGGGATAAATGGCTTAGTTCACGACAATAAGCCGATTGTCGTGTATAACGATTGAAGATATTTCGTTATCTTTGGTTGTGGTAGTACCTTTGGGGTACTATCGCGGGGTGTAGCAGTGGTAGCTTTTCACTTTGACTTGGTGAAGGTCGGTTGTTCGATTCAGCCCCCCGCAACTATTGAGTATTAATTAAAAAAATGACACGATTATGAACATTCTTACATTAAGCATCAAACAGAAGTATTTCGATGAAATCTTGGCAGGCAAGAAAACCCACGAATACCGTGAAATCAGACCAACTAACGCTAAGAAGTATATCACTTACCTATGTGGCGGTAAAGAATATCCGGCTGATGCAGAACTGCCTGAAGAAGGTGAGGTAGAATTGAAGCCTATCAAGTACGATGCAATCAAGCTTCTGACAGGTGCATATACAGGTAAACGTCCTTATATTATCGTTGAAGTGAAAGCAGCAGAAGCTGTTATTCTCACAGATGAAAACGGTAATGATATTGTTTACGAACATCAAGGCGAAGAATATCTTGCTGCACAAATGAATTATACTTTGGGCAAGATATTAGAAAAACATATAGATTGATTTGTTTAATTTTTAAAATTAGAAAGCAGAGTCGCAAGAAGAATTAACAGAGTAGCCGGGCCTCGCAGAAATATGAATGGTGCAGGGGCAGGTGGTAGATTGGTTGCCAATCGTAGAGGTACAGCAAGTGCCACACAGTTAGGATCACGCAGACAGCGTTACAGTGATCTTCGTACTTCATTTGGTTTAAGTGGTGGCTAGCTATGAACAAAGTAGAACAAGCGAGTCAATATATAGACCTCATTCGGGTAAAATCGAATGAGGCTTTACTGTTTTTATCACTTGGTAAAGATTCGCTTGTTCTGCTTGATTTAGTCTATCCGAAGTTTGACCGGATTGTTTGCGTGTTCATGTATTTTGTCAAGAATTTGGAACATATTAACCGTTGGATAAACTGGACTAAAGCCAAATATCCGAAAATAGAGTTTGTTCAAGTACCACATTGGAATCTTACTTATATTCTCCGTGGCGGTATGTATTGTGTGCCAAATCCGAAAGTAAAGCTATTGAAGTTGGCAGATGTGGTAAAGGCTATGCAGCTTACTCATGGAGTTTATTATACATTCTTGGGCATGAAAAAAGCTGATGGTATGAATCGTAGGCTTATGTTGAAAGGGTATGAGGTAAACGGTTACGAGAATAACGGTATGGTTTATCCTTTGGCTGATTGGACACAAAAGGATATTCTTGCTTATATGAGGCAGCACAATTTACCCGAACCAGTTCGATATTCATTGAAAGCCAGTTCGGGAGTAGGTTTCAATCTTGATTGTATGCTTTGGATGGAGAAGAATTACCCGCAAGATTTACAGAGAATTTACAGAGTTTTCCCGATGGCTGAAAGAGTGCTTTGGGAGTATCATAATCAACAAAATTAATAAGGAGGATTGCTGAGTCAGAAAAAGAAAGACAAGAGAACAGATATATGCTCAGGCAGAAAGATTGAGCGAAGCTAACTGGAGAAGAAAAAATACATGGAGTAGCAGTGCTGCAAGCAGGCGTGCAAAACAATCTCGTGATAATCTTATAGCAAGAGCCGAAAGGAATACTCTTCGGCAGAGAGGTTTCGGTCTAAGTAATGGCTAATATGGAATTATCAAAATACATAAAGAGTGAATCGGTGGAACTTAATCGTTCTGCCATTCACTTTGCGGATTATAATCCCCGAAAACTTTCCGATGAATCACGTAAGACACTGAAACGTGGCATCAAGAAGTTTGGTTTAGTCGGTGGAATTGTCGTGAACAAGCGTACTGGTCTTACCGTAGTCAGCGGGCACCAGCGTTTGTCTGTCATGGACGAATTGCAAAAGTTTCCCGATAACGACTACCGCATTCGTGTCGATGTCATAGACGTGGACGAGCAGCAGGAAAAGGAGTTAAACATTCTAATGAACAACCCTAATGCACAAGGGACATGGGATTTTGACGCTCTTGCCCGTATTGTTCCTGATATTGACTGGAAAGATGCAGGTCTGACCGATGCAGACTTGAATATGATTGGTGTCGACTATCTTTTGCAGACCGAAGAGGAAAACTCTATTGCGGATGCTTTGTCTGATATGATGGTCCCAGTTTCCGAACAGAAAGAAGCCGATAAAGCCGCCAAGCAGTTGGAACGTGTCGAAAAGGTTGCCCACATGAAAGAGGTCAAACATCAGGTGAAAGAAAACGCACAGAAGCAAGCCGAGAACATGGATGCCTATGTGGTGTTGTCCTTTGATACCTATGAAGCTAAAGCCGCTTTCTGCGAAAGGTTCGGGTATGAACCAGATATGAAGTTTATAAAGGGAGAAGTTTTTGATGAACAAGTAGAAAGTATAGATTAATTATTGGGAGGAAAGCTGAGTTAGAAAGAAAACATATAGCCAGTTATATCAGCAGTCCAGACGAATAATGTACAACGCTGGAAGACAATACGGGTTAGGTTCTGCAAGACAAAGAAACATAAGGGATAGAACGAAATCTATAATGGGAAGATATGCTGAGAAAATAGATAGCTATTTCTCAAAAAGAGGAGTTGATGTCTATGGAAACAAGCCAATTTCTCGCCGTGTATATATGGGTAACAATAACGGTTAAAATTATGATTGGCGATTTTATACTTTGGATAAGGAATGTTCTAAAGCAAAACCTGTTTTGTGTTCATCATTATGTTTGGAAAGGTAGTGTGATGTTCTCTGAGTTCAGGTATGAACAATGTGAGAAATGTGGAAAATTAAAGAAGTAATATGAGCAATAGTGAATCTCAAAATAGAAAAGGTAAAGGAGGAAGAAAGCCTAAGTTTGATTATACAAGCGAGGAATTTCTTTCTCTCGTGGAATCGTATGCCAAAAAGGGATTCACTGACAAGGAAATTGCTTATGCCATAGGGATTTTGCCTCAAACATTCTGCGAAAAGAAAAGTGAGTACACCGAAATATCCGAAGTCTTAGCGCGTGGGCGCGCGACAATCAATGCCACTGTAAGGGCTAAATTCCTTGCAATGGCTCTCGGTGGCATAAAAACCAAAAGCACCGTGGTAAGAAAGCTCCGTGATTCAGAAGGGAATTTGACGGGCGAAGATGAATTACAAGTAAGCGAAAGCGAGTTGGCTCCTAATTTGCAAGCAATGTCCGTTTGGCTGTACCACCATGATGAAGATTGGAGAAAGATTGAGCGCAAACAAGATGAAGACGCTGATATTCCAACAGACATAGAGCATGGCATCAACATTGATTCTTGGATTAAAGACAAGCTGAAATGATAGTACCTCAAGAAATTTACCATCCATTATACGAGGATAAGGAAAAATTTATAATTCTTATTACCGGTGGGCGTGGTTCGGGAAAGTCTTTCAATGCTTCTACCTTTATTGAGCGGTTGACTTTTGAAATGACTCCCGTAGAGAAAATAGTTCATCAGATTCTTTACACCCGTTACACGATGGTTTCTGCCGGTATGTCTATCATCCCCGAAATGATGGAGAAGATAGATTTGGACGGTACCACGAAATATTTCAAGACCACAAAGACGGACATAGTCAATAAGATGACTAAGAGCCGTATCATGTTTCGGGGTATCAAGACTTCTTCCGGAAACCAGACAGCAAAACTGAAATCCATTCAAGGCATTACGACTTTTGTCTGCGATGAAGCGGAAGAGTGGACAAGCGAAGATGAGTTCGACAAGATAATGCTCTCCATTCGCAAGAAGGGTATTCAGAACCGAATTATCATTATAATGAACCCATGCGATTCCAATCACTTCATCTACAAGAAATACATTGAGAAAACTCACAAGCTGGTAGAGATTGACGGTGTGCAGGTTCAGATTTCCACTCATCCGAATGTGCTCCATATCCATACTACGTATTTTGATAACTTGGATAACCTTTCTCCTGAGTTCCTGAAAGAGGTGGAAGATATGAAGGTGAGTAATCCTGAAAAGTATGCTCATGTGGTTATCGGCCGGTGGGCTGACGTTGCAGAAGGTGCTGTGTTCAAGAAGTGGGGAATTGTTGACGAGTTCCCGGCTTGGGCAAAGAAAATTGCTTTCGGGCAAGACTTCGGTTATACGCATGACCCGTCTGCTTCCATTCGTTGTGGTATCGTTGATAACGCCCTTTACTTGGATGAAGTGGATTACCGTACTGGATTGCTTTCTTCTGACATCATCAAGACTCTTCGCCCGTGGGGATTGAAAGTCATAGCTGACAGTGCTGACCCTCGATTGATTCAAGAGATACACAACGGAGGAATCAAGATATATGCCGTAGAGAAAGGTGCAGGCTCTATCAATGCCGGAATTGACAAAATGAAAGATATGGAGATTTATATAACCAAACGCTCGTACAACTTGCAAAGCGAGTTCAGAAAGTATGTTTGGGCAAAGGATAAGGACGGGAACTATATCAACGAACCGGAAGACCATGACAATCACGGAATAGATGCTGTACGTTACTATGTATTGGGTGAGCTTCTTGGCAAGATTCAGAAGCCGAAAGATTTAACAGGAATATTCACACATTAAAAATATAAACTATGCCATTGAATTTAGAAGAAATATTAGCATTGCCTGACATCGGGCAGAAGATAAACTACCTGAAGAAAGGTAGGAAGACTGAACTTCCCGACCGTTGCAAACTTTGGGATGATTGGAATCCGGAACGACATGAAATCATGGTTGACAAAAAGAAGTATCCGGACAGAAAAGTACTTGATAAGGAATCCGAAAAAGTATTCGATGAAAAAACTGGTAAGACTTATGAAATCGAAGCAAAGTATAAGACTGAACCGGTGAACCGTATTTCCATTCCATTGGAACAAGATATAGTGAACATTCAAACAGCTTTCACGGTCGGCACAGAACCGTCTATGGATTGCACTCCGACTGATGATGATGAAAAGAAGCTGCTGGATGCGGTAAAGGCTGTATTTAAATCCAACAAAATCAAATACCAAAACAAGAAGATTGTCCGTGCCTGGCTCTCCGAACAAGAAGCGGCAGAATATTGGTATGTTACCGATGATGATTCGTTTTGGGCAAAGTTTTGGAAGAAAGTTAAGACTACGTTCGGTGGCAAGGTCAAGCCCACCAAGAAACTGAAAAGCGTGTTATGGTCTCCATTCAGAGGTGATAAGCTATACCCGTTCTTTAACGACGAAGGTAAAATGATTGCTTTCTCACGTGAGTATAAAAAGAAGCTCATGGATGATTCGGAGGTCATCTGCTTTATGACTATCACGGACAAAATGGTTTATCAATGGGATTTGTCTAAAGGATATGAAGAAAGAACTCCTTTTGCTCATGGATTCCCAAAACTACCGGTTCTCTATGCTTATCGTCCTGAACCTTATTGCAAGAAGATAAAGACCTTCCGGGTCCGGTTGGAGAAACTATTATCCAATTATGCTGATTGTATCGACTATCATTTTTTCCCCATTTTGGAATTAATTGGTGAAGTGATAGGGTTCACTGGTAAGACAAAGGATAGAATGGTAAAACTGGAAGGAGAGGGGGCTGGTGCACGATATTTAACATGGAATCAGGTGCCAGATACCGTAAAATTTGAAGCAGAAACACTCACTAATATGGCTTATGATATGTCAAACACTCCAAGAATATCCTTTGAGACGTTGAAGGGGGTAGGCAAAGCATCAGGAACCGCTTTCCGCTTTATGTTCATGGGTGCACATATGGCGGTAGAAAATCACGGTGAGGTTATCGGTGAGTTCTTGCAGCGGAGAGTAAATTTCATTGTTTCCGCTTTAGGCTCTATCAATCCAACCGAGTTTAGCAAGGCATCGCAGACCATTGACATAGAAACAGAACTGGTTCCATATATGATTGATGATTTGAATGATAAGGTGACTACTGCCGTTTCCGCTGTCAGTGGTGGCATCTGGTCAACGCGTGAGGGAATCATGTTTGCCGGAAATGCTGATAGGGTAGAAGAGGAACTTGCAGAAATCAAGGAGGAACAAGGGGCAAAGAATAGTAATGCAGCGTTTCCTAACTTCAAGGGATAATTCATTACTTCATGTTTTTATAGTACTATTGAGCGGAGCTAATTTAGTTCCGCTTTTTTTATTGCTAAATTCTATATTATAGAATATATTTCTTGGAAAAATTTTATAATTCAAAATTAATTCATATTTTTGCATCAAATAAATGAGATATGAGAATTGTATCACATAAGAAATTGAAAGAGTTCTACGAAACGAAAGGCTATGAAGATTCACGCATAGCTTTAGAACGTTGGTATGATATAGCGGAAAAAGCTGAATGGAAGAACCTATCAGACATTAAAGTAGATTTTCCTGCTGCTGATTATGTAGGCAACCAGCACTATGTATTCAATATTAGAGGTAACAATTATCGACTGATAGTAGTTGTAAAGTTTACAATGGGCTATATTTTTATTCGGAAAGTGTGTACCCATAAAGAATATGATAAAATAGATTGTTCAACCATTTAAGATACAGGATATGAATAAAGTTAGTAAAGAACAATATGAATTTGCTTTGGCAAGAGTAGAGGAACTTCTGCCATTGGTTGATGATAATACCCCTGCAAACGATAAAAATGCGGTGGAGCTTACAGTTATGTCCGATATTGTGATAGCATACGAAAAAGAACATTATCCGATAGAAAAACCGACTGTTGCGGAATTGATAGAGCTATCTCTTGAAGAGAAAGGGATGAGTCAAAAGCAACTTGCTGGTGAGATTGGAATAAGTCCATCGCGTGTGAATGACTATATTTCTGGACGTTCGGAACCGACCCTCAAAATTGCGAGGTTGCTATGTCGAGTGTTGAATATACCTCCAGCCGCGATGTTGGGTTTCTGATTAGTTCATAAGAAGAATATTTAGGCGTGATTCATTCGGTTTCACGCCTTTTTTATACCATTTTACGACAATCGTTTCATTGTCGTGTATCACCTATCTGATAATTTCTCACATAGCTTATTAATGCCGAAATTTACCGTAGAAATTTATAAATCAAATTCATACGGTATGACAATCTTAGAACAAATCTTAGCAGGCCTTCAAACCAAGTTTTCTGGGGTGGATGCTGCTATTCTTGCCCGAATTGCCACTAAAAAGGCAGAGGGTGTAACGGACGCAGGCCAAGTACCTACCATTGTGGAGGGAATTAGCTTTTCGGACGTGCTAACAAATTATGGTGATTTCCGTGCCGGGGATGCTTCTTTCAAGTCAGTTCAGAACTACGAGAAGAAGCATAACCTTAAAGACGGTAAGCCAGTCGAGACTACCACTACTACCACAACCACCAAAGCGGAAGACAAGCCGGATGATATGGCTACCATCATTGCCAATGCAGTGAGTGCAGCCGTTAAACCGCTTTCTGACAAGCTCGCTCAGTTTGAAACGGAAAAGTCGCAAGCAACCCGGCAGGAGCAGATTATGGCAAAGGCAAAGGAGTATGGTATTCCCGAAAACTACGCCAAACGATGCGCCATTAAGGACGATGAGGACTTGGACGCATACTTCAAGGACTTGAAGCAGGAGTTTGCGAATGACGGCTTTAAGGGTGTAGTTCCTCCAGATACAGCAAAAAAAGAACTGGAGAATGAAACTCAGGCGTTTGCGAAAATGATTGCAGACGACACTAAAGAAATTGTAGAACAACAAAAACAGTGATTTTATGGCAGCAGGATTTAAGTATAATCTTGAACCGGAAGTTGAGCAGGAAGAACGCTACGACGTAGAAACCGGACGCAGACGCAGAGGTCCGTATAAGTTGGACACAACCAACCTCGTTGTCGGCTCGTACTTGCCCTCATTCACACCGATTGCAGCTGACTTGGTGAAGAAAACATCCCAAGTGGCTATCCGTGTGGAAGTATATGAGAAGTTTACGACAGGCTCCAATACCACATTGAAAATCAAGAAACGTTCTTTGGCTTACAAAGGTATGCACTTGGGTAACGGTGCGCATGGAGCGACAATCAACGCTATTGACAAGGCTGACAAAGCTTTTGATAAGCTGACGTTAGCGGCAGACTTTGGAGAAAATCTAGAAGCTGGAACAGTTCTTTACGAAGCGACAGCCGCAGACGGTACAACGCCCAAAGTTATCGCAAATTCAGCTCTGTATGAAAGGAAGCAGGTAGAGGATGGCATAGTATTGGTTTCCCTTTTGATGCGTGCGTTTGAAATCGAACCGACCAAGCTGGTAATGCCTTTCGCAGATATTGACAAGGCGAATATGCCGCACTTCCAGTTTAATGCTCAGGATGTCAAACAAGAAAAAGACACTGTATCAATTCCTAAGGCTTCTTCCAGTCGGGACGGATTGATGAGCAAGGAAGATAAAGCCAAATTGGATGGGGTTGCAGCACAAGCTAACAAGTATATTTTAACAGCAGCTACGACTTCTGCTCTTGGAGGTGTAAAGCAGGCAGCCAAAGTGAATGATGCATCTGGTACGGTGTCGGTAGAAAACTTTAACGGATTATTGACAGCGTTGAAAAACGCAGGTATAATGGCAAAATAAAGAAAGGAGGATGAATATATGATGCTAACTATTCATACATTGTTTAATGACCCGAACATTGTAAATGCAGTGATTCAGCGTGTCCTCAAGACAAGAAAGGACACAATTTATTGGCAGCAGTATTTGGGCTTCCGTAGGACTACTACTCGTGTATTTAAAGACTACATCGGTCAGGTTACTGGCGTGATGGCTGGTTCCATCAACTCCCGTTATGGCGAAAAGCCTATCCGTGAACGCAGGAATATCGGTTCCGGATATGGTGAGATTGCCTATTTGGGTGACCGCTATCAAATCTCAATCGACCGTTTGTCTGACTTGCAGGACTTGATAGATAAGTATAATGCCGCCAAACCGGAAGACCAGAAAGCAGCCATGCGTGACATCGTGGACTTCATCTATGACGATTACTGTCAGGTATTGCTGGCACCGCACAAGCGTATGGACATTATCGTAGGCTCTCTGTTGATGACTGGAGCAGCAAGCGTGAAGAACAAGGACGACAATGCCGGAGGAATTGACTTATTGAACATCGACTTGCCGTTCAAGTTTATCAAGCCGGACACAGAGGATAAAGACTATTTCGTCACTTACTTGCAGCAGAAACTGAATGAGCTGAAATCTATTTACGGCACATTCCCCAAGATGATTATGAGCCGTGGCACATTCGTCAAGAACATCATCGGTTCAAGCGAGTTCGGTGATAAGTTCAAGATGCAGCTTACAGGCAACGAGATGTATATGTCCACCGGGATTATCACTTCGCAACTGGCTTCTGCTATTTTTACGGGTATCGGACTTCCGGCTATTGAAATCAAGGAAGATTATGTGGTAGACCAAACAGGTAAGAATATCCCCATTTATGCAGATGGTCGTATTTCCCTGCTTCCGCAGGATAAAATCGGTTATATGCGCTTCCACACTCCTTATGAAGCTGTGGATGGTGTACCGGGACGTAATTACACTCAGGCAGATGGCGATATGCTGATTTCAGGTTACAAGGACGGCAATGGTCGCTATCTGGAATACACAGCCGAATGGATTCCGCAGATTGCGAACCCGAACCTGATTGTGAACTTCGATTTGAGTGAGATGAACGCATGACAGTAAACGATTATATATTACAGAAGTTTCAGACCTTCGGCGTTAACTTGTCGGAGGCTGACCTTTTCGATATATGTCTGAACGCAAAGATAAGCGGAGGGGGTGAGATGAACGAGGATTGCCAAACACGGGTGTCGGTGGCAATTGCGAAGTTCATCCCCTCTCTATTGCTTCGTGCCACTTCCATCAGCGAAAGCGGTTTTTCTATGTCTTGGAACATTCAAGGCATTAAGGATTACTATTCATTTCTGTGTAAACAGTACGGTTTGAAAGACGAACTGGGTAACAAACCTAAAGTGACTTTCTTATGATATTCGCCCCACACATATTGCAGGTAAAAGTTATCACCCCAATGGATAAGGATGAG